TCATTTTCCACCTTTCTTCTCTCCGAACATCTTCTTCACCGCTCCGGGCTTCGCCCTCTCCACGTCCAAGCCAACGAGATAACGCTGCGTCGTGTCTATCCGAGCGTGCCCGAGAAGAGCCTGCACGATCGGCACCGGGACCTCAGATTCCGCCGCCAGCACCGCGTAGGAATGTCGCCCGTCGTGTATCCGGATCGTGGACGGCAGCCCTGCCAGGTGCAGGAGCTCCTTCCAGAACCGGTGCAATGCCGCCTGCCCGATCTGCTCCCCGGTCCGGGAGGACAGGATGAACTCACTTCCGGAGTGCCGCGACTCCTCCGCCGCCGCGGTGATCACCGGCAATGCCCGCTCCGGCATGGGCATGATGCGAACCTTTCTTCCCTTCCCCATGACCCGCAAGGTCAGGTTCACCACGTCCAGGTCTGCGATAAGAGCTCCTTGTATCTCGCCCTTTCTCAAACCCATGTACCGGAGCATTGCCAGAAATCCCGCCGCCATGACGCAGGAGCGCTTGTAAACAACCCGCTGGCAGGCCGCCTCGAGGCGATCCCATTCCTCTCCTGTGAGAATCCTCGGCGGCGCCGGAGGGGGAGCTTTCTTCCGGTGAATCTGCCGAATCGGGTATTTCTCGGTGTAGCCCTGGTCAATGAGCCACTTCCAAAACCCGGAGAGGAGTTTGACATTTGACAGGATCGTCGAAAGGCTGTTGCCCTTCTCAGCACAGCATTGACGATAGGCGGTCACGTCCGGAGGCCCGATGTTGCTCAGGTCTTTGTTCCCGGCAACCCGGAGAAACGGGAATAGGGCGCATCGGTATCGCTTCCACGAGGCGACCGTGCGCTCACCCCGGACGTAGGCAAGGTATTGGTCAACGGCTTTTGACAGTCGCACTCTTAAACCTATTCCGAATCGAGTTTACAGCCGTTTGTGATGGCAATTTGCCGGATTTCCTTAATAGAAATTTGCCGGGTTTTACGGGTATCATAATCATCTCGGCGAAACATTCTTCGCCTCGTGATTCCCATTCTCGCACTGCATTCGTGGCATCTTCCAGATTTCTGAAATACAATCTTGGAAACGAGAAGGCACCCCTGCCGTCCGACCCTGGAATCAGCATTTGAGGCCATATCATCAATATTGGTTCGTGTTGGTCAACGGCCTTTGACAGCCTCACGCAATCGTCTCCTGCAATGCAACCTCCTCCGCGCCGCATGGTTTCCCTGCCACGTCCGCCTGCCAAATTCAGCAATCAGCAGGGCATCGCTTTCGCCGTCTGTGATCTTGCCGAGACGGTAAAGCTGTTCGGCAATCTCCTTACTTCGCGCCTTACGTTCCGGCCGCGTCTTGGCCTTCGGGAGTCCCCGGAACATCTCTGCCTGCCAGTCCACGGCTCGCACCTCCTGAAAGCGGACGCCAAGCGCCTCAAGGATGCCGAGGAGAAAGCCGTAGTTGAACCCGATAGTGAACGCCGTCTTGCGCCCTTCTATTCCCATGACGTGTTGAATCTCGACCGTGCAGAAGGTCCCGGCATGTTGACACAGGCAATGCAGTGTTTCTTCAATCAGGTGCCGTGTCTTGGGCATTCTCACCGTCGCCGCGTGTCCGTCTTTGATGCTGGCGATCCCGCCAGTCTTGCCGGGGTCAATTCCGATGAAGATGTTCACGCCTTCTCTCCTTTCGGCCCTGACCAGTTTCTTATCTCAAGCACCTTACCCAAGAGAATTTCGTAGTTGTCCTTTCGGAGACCGATTCGCACGCCCTTCCATTCAACCCGCATGAACAGGGAGTCCTTCCGATACCCATTCCGAAAATTCACTTCATCAAATACCCGTGGCCACCACAATTTTTCGCGCCCTCCATATTCTGAGACCTGTTCAAGCCTCCAGAAAAACAAACGCGCTTTCCAATACGCAGTGCGAGCACGGAATTCCACTCGCTTCTTGCCAAGAGCGATGGCGTCAAACGGTTCGCGTTTCAGGGTCAGATGCAGGACTCTCACGCCTTCTCTCCTTTCACCGCCGCCAGTTCCGGCGGGTATTCTCTGTGAGCCATGACATAACTCAGTGGGATACGCGGCGAGAGGTTCTTTTTCAGGAACACGGGAACGTCAGCTCGTTCCGCTTCATCCACGATTTTCTCTACGGCATCCAACCCGGGCGCACCCCATGCGTGCGGATACCTTGCCCCCGTCAGTCCGCCGAGGATTATCCAGGGAAACTCCGTCAGCGGATAGATCACTACGGGAGGCCCCAACATCGGCTCAATGCACAGAATCCGCCGTTCCTGGATTCTATCGAGCAGCGTCATTGCCCGCTTGTAATCCGGTTGCTCATGCTCCCGCGTCACGCTCACCCCGACCCACAGATTCGGCACGTCATCGTTCCAGCCCCTCGGAATGTTCCCTGGCTGTTTCGTCAGGACAACGAATTGGTGCGGTGATCCGTTCAGAAAATAGGGCCAGCGCATTCCGTGACCATTGGTTTCATAAAATCGCAGGGCTGCCTCACAGAACAGATCGCACATGCTGCCGAGGAATACGATGCTTGGCTTCTTGACCTTCAGCGGAGCATCCATCCGTTCCGGGTGAAGATGGAACTCAAACCGACTGCACTTCTCACAATGCGTGGTGCCACCCCAGCGCTTGGCCGTTTTCCGTGCGTAGCACCACTCGCAGCCGTTGCTACAACCAACGAAAGGGTTCCACGTGTAATCGCACCAATCAATCTTTGTCTTATTCACGCCTTCTCTCCTTTCGCCACTGCCAGTTCCTTCCGCGCGAGGCACGTATCGCACTCGCCGCAGTCAAACCAGCCCACTATGGGTCTCGCGCGTTTGTCATATCTCTGCTGTGGTTTTCGGCACTGAGTCTTCGCCAACGCCTTCGACAGTGCCGCCTCAAGCTCGCGGACCCTTTTTTGCAGTTTGTCCCTGAGTGTCACCAGACCCTCCTGCATGTGCCAGAGGGCAAGGCAGGTTTCACGAAGTCCTTCCAGCCTCCATTTCGCCGCCGACAGAATATCCTCAACTTGCTTTCTTGTCAGTTTCATCGCCTTGTTCCTCCTCTTTCAACCAATCACGAAGTGCATTTGCGAGAACGCCAGCACAACTAACCTTTGCATCATCCCGGGATGTTTCCGCTGTCCATTCCGCCATCTCTAACAGGTTCTCCGCCATTTCACGCATCATGCTCATCGCCGTCCTCTTTGATTTCCGTCCGCGTGGCGCCGAGTATCCCTATTATTGCTTGGACGCACAAATCGCACAGGAATCCCTCAGAACTCCAATATCCCTCTCGCGCCGTCCAGTCCCCACAGTTCAAGCATACGATTTTTCTCTTAGGTTGACTTAGTGTCAGCACCGCCTCAATCTTGACCTTCATGATTGCACCTCTATACCAATGTTGACATCAACTCGGTTATTCAGCATCGCCTTGCTCCTCCTCCATAACCGTTTTCATGTTTAGAATGGCACGTCCTTCAAGCATACCCGTTCAACAATCTCCTTGTACTCTGGCGGCACGGGCTTCCCCGGCGGATACAGTTCTAACACGAGGGCAGGAAACGCTTCCAACGCCGAACAATAGCTATGTTGTTTCATGTGTTGCCAGAAAGGCTGCCACTTCTCTGGCATTGGCACTCGTTCCAATACCTCCGCAACTGATGTTTCGATAATGTTCGGGTTCGGGGAATAAGGCACGATCTTGTTGAGGGCCGTGAGCATTCCCGCCACGTTTGCCGTTCGCGGCCATTTCTCATGTCGCTTGATTAGCTCTCCCACGAGCTTCCGAAGCCGTCCCGCGTGCATCCACTGGATCGCCTGATACCATTCCCCGACTTGTTTGCCGTCTTGTAGCTTCACACCAAACGCCACTTCAAGGCGATCGAGTTGTTCCCAAAATTCATAGTCCTTCAGATTCGGCTCTTTGTCTGGCATCCTTCATTGCCTCAATCATTTTCTGTTTGCGGAACTCTTTCTCGGCAGGCGTTTCTTTTCTGTCCGGGTCTTTCATCGTTCGCACCAGCGGGTCCAGCACATCCCATATTTCCGCCTTGATTCCCCGCTGGTGGAGATCGTTCATTGCCGTTTCTATCGCGTCCGCCCGGACGCGATAACTCAAGGCGGACTGAATTTTGGCAAGTACCGTCGGTTGACTCCGGGTAACTCCATGAAGCCTCTGATATTCCGAGACCAGGAAATTCTCCGAGGTGTTAGTTCCGAAAGAAGGGATGGACTCCCCTTCCTCCTCTCTTGTTGCGGATGTGGTTGCGGATGCGGATGCGGATGCGGATGCGGGGGCTAACATTGCTAACGACTGCTCACTGTTGCTAACAGGTGCTAACACAGTGCTAACAGACTCGGTGTCAGCGACGCTGACTGTATTTTTGTCCCTTGTGGCTGCCCGCCGTCGGCGCATCAAGTCCCGCTGATACTCCCGACGCTCCTGTTCTGTCCGCAATCGATCAAAGTGTCTGAAGTTCACAATTTGCCAACCCCAGTCTCGATGTTCATCAAGCCGAACAATCCGGCGACCAACCTCATTTTCGGAACGACTCTGAGGGTCGGGGGATTCTAATCGTTCGATTGCACGATTTATGATCTTGAGGGGGACATTTGTGCGCCGAGCCAATGCGTCTCGCGTCATGTCAATAACGCCATCGGAATTAGCCAACACGATAAAATCCATGAAAACAAGCCTTGTTAGATAATCCTCAGCGATGCTGGAATCATAGATTTGCGAGAAGATTTTGGCGTACATGGGACCCCTTCATTCCCGGCGGACGGTGATTCAGTTTTCCTTGAATGCCTTCGGCAGATGGGCAATCCGCGTTGCTGCCTCGTGCTGCACTTCATCCGCTCGCCAGGCTGCCCAGGCCTGCCATTGGCGGCGCTCCACAATCACGCCGAGAATGAATCCAGCGACAAGACCGGCGCCAGTACTGAGGACAATCCAGAGATTCATCGAATCATCCTTTCTGTTGTCTTGAGGCTTTCTCCATTCGGCGAGACTCTAACCTCAAGCAACTTGTATTTTGTTTTGATGCTGAGGATGACGCCGAAGCGCTTACCTGAAGTGGTGCGTTCAACCGTCATAGGGCCCCAGGTGAAACCGTATGAATTCAGCGTCAACGGATAGAGGCTTTCGCCATTATCCTGTGCCAGGTCCGGTCGTTCTTTTGCTTTCACGGCTTCTCCTTTCCTGTCACCGGCGTCAGCAGGACGCGGACGGGGATAACCTCAACGTTTAATGGACGTTGCAATTGAATACCCATAGATGCGCGAGTCATCGCTGTAAGTCTTGGACACATCCTCCAAGTTCGCCCATCACGGTATGCCCAAATCCACCTATACTCCGGCTTGATGCTGGCAATCTTTTCCTTGCGCGTCACGGTTGCTTCCCTCCTTCCACCTTCGTGTCGTGTTCTTTGTTTACCATGGAAGCATTTCCCGTTGCCAATCCTTCGGGGCAACTGTGTCAACACTACCACGCGACCTGTTCAGTTCTTCGACCTCATTCGCTTCTTCCTCAGTACAAACAAGTGATGGGGCCGGTGCTCCATTTGTTTTCGCCAGACGAGGCTCAGGTGTGCCGCCCACAAAATAACCGTCCAAGGCAATGCGAACAGAACGCATAATCGGGCTGTAGCTGACCAACACCGAAACGATACGTCCCGCCTCCTCCAAGTACGCTCCTGTTCCATTATCCTTGCGAGTACCGAAGGCAAGAAATCGGAACCCAACAATCCATCCGGCGCGTGGTGTATCTCGCTTCACGGATTGCCAACTCACCTTCCATTGGTCGGTTTTGAACGCATAGTCATACCCCTGCTCCTCGCCACTATGTTCCGCCCCAATTTTGTCTGAGTACCTCCGCCTGAGTTCGTGGGTTACGGTAACGACCTTCCCCATGAGAGACATCATTGAGGCAATGGACATGCGCACCTTCGTGTCGTGCTTTTTGTCTGCCATGCTCAATTCTCCTGCCTGATCAATTTGCCAGCGCAATCGAAACAAGCACGCCCTTTGTCGCAGCATATTCGATAGCCTGCCCCCAACTGGCGGCGTGGAACTCGAAGGAAGAGAGCCGTTCATGTCCCGGCTTTCTGACTTTGACCCTAAAGGCTATTAACTGTGTTTCGACCTGATCCGTCATTGCTTCGCTGCTCCTTTCTGCGTCTTCGGTTTCTACTATGATTCGAGGCACTGCAAATCTTTCCTCGTCGCCATAGAACTGATCGTGAACAATGTGCGTGCCGGACATGCTCAGCCCTCCTGCCCAGGGTCACGCTCTCCCGCAAAGGCGAGTTCTCCATTCTCCGGAGATTCCGACTTCTCACCATTGTCTGGCTTTGCCTCCGGGGTCTTTCCTGCTTGATTCTGCAACCACTCAATCGTTTCTGCCCACTGGTCTTTCGTCAGTTCCGAGGTATGCGGTGAACCGTATGCGTTTTCCAGGTGTACCCTCAGCGCATCCAATTCCACGTTGACCTCTTTCGCCTGCGCAAAGAGCTTCCGGCGTTGCGTCTCTGTAATCGGGGACACATTCACCACGTCTTTGTTGTTCGGTACGTTTGCTGTGTCATGCTCTGTTTCCTCAAGAGAGGGCAACCCGATTTTGTAGGCAACCCGGATACATCGGCAGAAGGCCCGCGTTGCCGCTGTCGCCGAAAGCGTCTTGTGGTTCTTCGTTTTCTCGGCCATGCCGACAGTATCCCAAGATGCGATCCCCCATTCCCGGAACGGACGGTTCTCTGGCGTGTCCTGCTTCCACAACTCGCAACGGAAAGCATACTGGTAGGCCGTCTTTTCGCTAGGATCGTCATGGGTCAATCCCAGGGCCGTGCGTTCCTGTTCTGAACATGGCGTCACCTGAATTGACACGGGCGGGTTTGCATCCTCGTATGCCATCCGATTCAATCCCGGTTTCGTGACGTACAGATTCCCGCCGAGAATCCGTAGCTCTCCCATCAGAGGGTCCAGTCCATAGGCTTCTGCTACCGCCGCGACAGCCGCCTTTTCTGCGAGAGTGAGCTTTTGCGGCCAGAGAGCCGCCGCCATTTCCGTGTGCTGTTTGGCGATCTCCGCTCTATGCTCCGTCGGGAGGGCTTCGCCCTGCACGCCCGTTTTTGCGATAGCCTTACTTGCTTTCTGTTCTGCCATCTGACTGCTCTCCTTTCCCTTTCACGGTTCCGTCTTCGATGATGACTGCACTCTCCGATGACGGCTCGACCCTCTCAACCCACACCTGATAGTCATACTCCGCCGCCATCTGCGCAATGAGCTTCATGTTCTCCATATCAAGGAGGCTCCCATCGTTGATGCGAAGCACTCGAAGTTTCGGGTTCATGGCCATCGCCACGGCCATCGAAACCTTCAATTGCTGCGAGTTCGATGCTTGCTCGAAGGGCAGCCCGTTGAATGTCACGCCCTCGAAATCCACGCCCAGGCCCTCGACAGGAAATGCGGCTGCCCGAAGGGCCTTTTCTTTTTTCCTGTCCACATCCTGAATTTTCCCGTCCAGGACGTCATGCCGCCGCCGAGCCTCTTTCACAGACTCTGTGATTTCCTCCCGTCTCACTCTCTGCCGGACCAGGCGGTTGAGCTCCTGAACCTCTCCCATCCTCTGTCGGATTCCGTCAACATCCGGGACCTTTTTGCCGTCGAGTAAAACTTCCGCCTCTTCAATGGAATGATTCAGCACATTCAGTCGCGTCTGGAGATTTTCGCGCTCGACATAGGCTGCCTTGAGACTCTCTTGTTGCCGGATAAGTGCGCCTTTTGCATCCATTGCCGACTGCAATTCCATCGTCAATCCATCCAGGTCAACCTCGGTTCTGGGGGTATCTTTTGGCACCGCCTCAAGAGACGCGAACTCCATTTCCAGCCGTTTCACGTCTTTCCCGGCGTCCTTGCGTTTCTCCGTCAAGCCTTCTCGCTCGACTTGCAATGCGAGGAGATTGTCCTCGAGGCCAACGATTCGCAGAAGCATGTCCCGCTGGGTCCTCGCGTCCATTCTGGCGAACTCGAGCGGGTCGAATGCCAGCCGCCCGACCAGATTGTCGAGGATACTCTGCGGACTCGTCTGCTCTGCGCCATTCGCCGCGAAGACTTTCAGTTTCGTGTCCCCGGAAGTGTCCCAGCTTCGTTTGACCATAATGTCGCCGAGGTCAATCACGACCTCGGCCTGCTCCTCGCCCTCTCTCACCGGCGACCGTTGGATCGCTCGTTTGCCGCCAAGCGCCCACCAGATTGAGTCCAGAACAGAAGTCTTGCCCTGGTCATTCCGTCCGGCGATCTCCACGATGTCCCCCTCCGGGGTAATGTCAATGGCCTTGAGCCGCTTGACGTTCGATGCAGTCAGTTGAATGATTCTCACGTCCTTCTCCTTTCCTTTGTTGTTATCGGTTATCTCGCACGAGTTTTTCATGCACATCAAGCCGAAATAGGATCAACGCTGAGTGTCTTGCGTGCTTCCATCTCTCATCCTTTTGGAGCGACGGCGCAATAGAAAGGTCATCAGTTAGCCAATAGAACAGCCGTCCGCAGGTTTCTTGCATGGCGGCATCCAAACAATCCTCACAAACGTTTCGTTCAATCGCAGTGATTCCTGCAACCCCTTCCATCGTCCACGGTTTGAACTGCCGCCTGCACACAATGCACACCGGATCGCAGGCGCATGTATCATCCTTCTGCCCGTTCGCCTCGACTAATACCTGCTCGCCGCAGCCGGAGCAGATGACGTTTTTCGATTCCTCGGTCATTGCTTCCTCCTTTCCCGTCAGTACCGTTCTCTATGGCCCAACGATATGCACATCGAAACAAGTGCCCTTGTTGTCCCGCAGGCAACCGCACAAGGCCGATAAGCTCTCGGCAATGTCCTCAATCGCACAATGTTGCTGGTGTTCATTCCACCATTGGCAACCCCAATCTCCCGAAAGGCCTTCTTTCTTTTTGGGGCAACCTCTCGCTTGTTCATGGTCAAACGGACATGCGGATTTGAATTCGTTCACAATTTCTCCTTTCACTCAATCAGCGTTCGGGCATTTCTTTGGGCCATGGCGTCCAACCCTGTGGAATCGGCACATCGTCAAGAGCCATTTGTGCGAGTTCAATTGCCTGTTCTCGGTGAAATCGTTGTCCGTAGAACTTCGCAAAGTACGAATCAAGACGCTGATTTTCTGCTTCCGTCAGTCCGTTCCCTTTGCAGTGTTCTACGCCGTTTTCTTTGTATTTCAGCCCGACGAATGGGCACATATCGAGAACCGTTTTCATGCTATCACCCTACAACTCCTATTCGACTATTCCAAACGTCGCCGCATACCAGCAGTTGTTGAGTTCAACATCCTGGTCCAGTTCCGAGGCTTGATTCAGAGCGCGATGCAGCGCCTCGCCGAGAGAAAGAACGCGGGGCTCCCTTGCCACTTCAGCTTCTTCCATTTTCTGAGAACCCTCGGGAGCCCCGCTAATAGACGAGAGGGCGGGTTGTTGGTGGCCTTTTCCGTGGGGGTAGGACGGATGGGCCGGGGCCCCGCCTCCTCGATTGATTCCGGCGGAGGACACCTCGCAGGAGGGGTTCACCTGTTGAGAAGAAAGAGGCTCCTCCGCGCTGCATTCCATTTGAGGTTGACTGTCGTGGTTCACTGTTTCCCTCCTGACTCTATTTCGAGGGCGCGTCTGTTTCTCGCCGAGCCTGTGAGTGCCGACGCCTGCCCTTGTTATCTCTGCCGCCTCGCCTTCTTCCCATCACTGCCATGGCCAGCTCTGGTCTCAACGTGTCCTACTGGAGAACGTTCACCAAGGAACTACACAGCCCGCTTGCGAGACGGTACTGTATGCTGAGCCACCTCTGTTTGCCTGTGCGTTGTGTCTTTTTCAGACGTTACAGGCCCCACCTCGGCGAGGCAGCATGTATTCAGTTGAACTTGTAAACGTTGCTTACGAGTTGCGGCGGGCGGCGGCTTGCCAGACCGCGACCTCCGATTGTGGAGATAGTTCGCCCTCCAACGCCGGTGCTCTTTTTTCCGCCGCACTTACTCGGCTCACGGGCATCTGAGTTACGCCCACCTTGTATTCCTGCGTGGCCTGAAACTCGGATTCCCTCGCTGCCTAACTCCGAACGGCGCCCCCGCATGTTACTAGTCGGGGTCTTCTTTTTTATATTACTTGTCCAGCGTCTGCCGTCAGGCCACGCATTTTCAACCCCTGGCGTGCCATCCGGGCCGCCGCTGTGCGAACGGTGCAGGTGGCTCTAATTTCGTGATCGCCAGGGCTACTCCTATTGCCTGATACTCGGTGCTTGTCGCAGCAACGCAACCGGAGTCAAGCATCCAGTTCGGAGCCCCGTAGGGCCCCGTCGCTGGAGGCTCAACCCTTTATCGGCGCATCCAAAATCTCCACATTTGCACTCATGTCCCGAAAGAACGTTGCTCGTTCCTGAGCGGTTTTTAGGTTGCGATATGCTCCGTCAATTTTCTCTTCTCGCTGGCCATGTTCGTCGGCTCTATAGACGACCACGAAATAGATTGTTTCGGGTTTGGTTGTCTCCACCTCCTCGATCTGCTCCGGGTCCGGCCCCGTCTCGTGAACCGTGCCGTTGATGTTCTTCTCTGTCATTGCTTGCCCTCCTGCTCTTGTTTAGTATCTCAGCGCAATTTGTCCCTTATCCTCAATAATCCGGGAACCAGGGATGCGCTTACGTTCAAGCTCAAGCCACTGGCGGTTCGTCACCATGCCGTATTGACTCTGGAACTTGTGCTCTGTGTCCGGCAACCATGCCGTAATGAAAGGCGTTTTGACCTGCATCTGCGTTCCTTTGGCTCAGGAATTGCATCCTGAGATGGTGTTGTCCGTTCTCCCCGCCGAAACTGCCCCAGGAACTGCGATCTCGGGCCGAGGGGTGTCTTCACCCTCGCCGGGGATAGGTCGCTCGCCTGGAGCGAAGGCAGAGCCGTTTCCGTAAGCGTTTTTCCGAAACGGTGATTCGTCACCGCCAACAGGTTCAAAAAAATCAAGTAAGGCTTCATCGGAGATTCCGAGCCGGGACTTGATCCGGCTCATTCTTCCGACGCCGATGGATTTCTCACGGTTAATGAATAGGGAAAGGTCGCTGGAATGGATTTTCGTCAAACCAGCAAGGTCGGTTTGGTTCAGCCCCCGGATGCCCAGGAGGGTCAAAAAAGCCTGTGTTCGGATGTACCACTGAACCTTCATCGAGACTTACTTCCTCACTTTCTTGACGTAAGTATATTTCCGTTGCGGAAACTTGTCAACATATTTCTTTGTCTTTTTTTTGTTCTGTCTTTATTGCCTCAAAACAACATGGTACGATATTGGGCAACATGAAAGGCAACTGCGAAAACCTACTTCAAGCCTTCCTGGAACGGAAATTTGCTGAAGCAAGAGCTGGGAGTATCCGGCTAACGAGAAAAGCTTTTGCCGAGCGTCTTGGCTTATCGCGCGAGCATTTCAGCGGCCTTCTTTCCGGCAAGAAACCAAGACAACCACGGATCGAGACCTGCTGCAAAATGGCGAAATATTTCCGCATGTCTTTGGAACGGTTCCTATCAGAAACCGGGTTGCTTCCACCAGATTATGTTCTCGACTCATCAATGACATCTGTTGCCCCAGAGGACTCCGCAGAATACGGTTCGCGCCTTTTTCTTGCGAACGTGCCCGAAGAAGTGCAGAGTCTTTGCCATGAACTATGCCGCGTCATCATCGAGCATAGGCGGACTCAGGACAGGAAACTCAACGAGAAGGAGGAAACGGGAAAATGAAAGACGAAGTCATCCAGGGAATCGCTAATCAGATAGCGAAGATCATTCTGGCTGTCATCATTGCCGGAGTCGTATCCGCAATTTTGATTCGGATTCTTGACAGACCGCTTGAGTATGGCGAATCCTTCGGAGATTCTGTCTCCGGCCTTCTCGGGACTCCTCTTCTCGTTTTCCTGATTGCTTGGGCTATCCTTCTTTTCATCCTGCCCTTCATCGTCTTCGCAATCAAGGAATGGACACGGAAATCGCACGATAAACTCGCCTCGATTGACCATCGCCTCGCCTGGTTTCAGGATTTCCTCAAGGAGAAAACCGACAGCTCTCATCCGATCGCAATGGAGTGCCCCATCTGCCAGAAGATTCACACAGGGAAAGATGAACGCTACTGCCGCGAGTGCGGCGTGGAACTTCGTCCTTTCATCGCAAAGAAAAAGCCCGCAGCGAAGTGACTGCGCCTGAAACAGTGGGGGAGTCTCGCCAGTCGGGGCAACGAGACTCCCCGCCCGAACGCCCGACGGGGGAAAGGAGGGTCCATGAGCAAACCCAAGAAGCCCGCCGGGATGCTGAATCAGTCAAGGCGCCGGAAATCAGCGTTCCTCTCTGTAAGCTCCGAGAAGATGCTTCGCCAGGTATTCGTACCGATAAAATCCCAAACCCGACCTGCCCCAGCCCGCCCCCCAGGAGTTCAACAGAGTCAACATCTGCGTCTTGTCATCATACCCGCAGCACAGCACCGCGTGCCCGCCCGCCTGTGATTCGCTCTCGGGGATGATCCCGCTCGCGGGAGTATCAAGCCAACCATAGGAAATGAGAAGGCCCAGGCCGCAAGCCCCGGTCTCCACGATGGCCGCCTTGATGTTCCTCAGAATGTCAATTTCCGCCGCGGCGTTCTGCCCTCTGGTCAAATCGTAGTAGGCGCTGACGCGAAACGGTTTCGCATGTTCCTTCAACTCCTCATTCTCCCACAGCGTCTTCGGGTCCACCTCGCCGGGGGCATAAGGCCAGTAGCCTTCCGGCAATGCCCCAAGCCGTCGCGCTACCCATGCGAGAGCTGCCAACGTCGTGCCTGACTGCTCAAGATACTCCTCGCCAGCAAGTCCTTCCGGGTCATCGGCAATCTTCGCCAGGTCGTAGGCGTAGCGTGCTGAAAAGTCCTTCGGCGGCATAATCTCACCCAGGGACGTTTCGAGGACGCTGCTGAGTTTGCACTGCATGTGCCCGCCGCAGGAGCCCTCACTGCCCTGGTCGAGCACCCAGCCGACAAGGTCCTGATGGTCTGCGGATCCCGGCAAGTCTGCCGTTATCCGGGGCGCATGAAAGCGGTGGCGATCCGGTCTGTCAGGCCGTAGGCCGAAGCGTTTGAGGTTATCCCGAAGGTCTGCTTCGTTCTTGATGCTCTTGAGATATGATGTCATTACTTGCCCTCCTCAAGCCAGGCGCAGAACACGCCTTGCCCTGAATAGGTTGTCAGTACCCACACGCCATCCGGCTCCGCCGCGTAAAAGGTCTCTGGCGCAAGCGTCGTCTTCTCCATTACCCGTTCCCATTGCCCGGTCGTTGTGGTGCTCAACGTCAAACTCTCCCATGTCTCCGGCGGATGCTTGAACTCCACCTGCCCGGTCGCAGTCACCTTGCCATAGGAGAACCCGAAGTCCGCACCTTCGGGGAACCACTTTTCAAATTCCTCGACTTCCCTGATGAACTGCTCCCAGGGATAGTCTATGTCTGGCTTGGGCTCCGGCCCCCCGTTGCAGCCCGCGAGGAGACCGCTCGCCAGAAGAATGAGTAGCAGTATCTTTTTCATCCTGTCCAAATCCTCTCTGTTTTCGCTTTGAACTTCTTGCCGTTGTTCTCTTTCACCCGTACCGACACATCGCCGTAGCGATAGCCAGGGCATACGTGCTCGCATCCTGGATGCCGGTGGAAAACGCAGAAGGCACAGAGGCGCAGGTCGGTCAGAGTTCCGCCAGAATGTTTCCGCCAGCAACCCTTGAATCGTTGCCCTTTATGCCACAGCTTCACGGGGCCTCCGCGAATTGGAGTTGATGTTCCCGCAGGGATAGCCGATGCTCGTCGATCCGGCAATACTCAGTGTCCTTTTCTATCCCGATAAAAGGCCGCCCCACGTTGCGAGCCGCAAGACACGTTGTGCCCGTGCCCGCGAACGGGTCCAGGACGATCCCGCCCGTCGGCGTCTTGGTCAGCCGACAGAGATATTCCATCAGGTGAAGGGGTTTCTGTGTCGGATGATAGACAAGGTGACTCCAGGCTTCTTTCCCGTCTTTTCCGTGAGAATGGGCCTCGCGTTGCTTGGCAGGAAACACGGCATCGCAGTCGCGGCAGAGAAAGAAGCGCTCGCCGGATGGCGCCTTGCCGCAGTAGAAGAAGCGGGATGCGCCGCCGGAGCTCGCAGGGATGTTATGTTCCCCGCTTCTGTCTCGGATTTCAAAAGTACCTATGGGCGGACGTCCACCACGATTGTGATAATGTGGCAGTATCGCTCCGCTTGTTAACTCCCCGCTCATCTCATCGAGCAACCTTACGGGGCAGTCGGGATGGCATCGCCAGTCGGGAACGGTCTCCGTGCCGTCGGGCCCGCCGAAATGTATGCCCCGTTTCACGTTCCTCGTCACCGCCACCGCCCCTTGTTTCCCAGTTGGTCTGAAATCAATTGGGCTATATCCGTCTTTGCTATGAATTTCTTTTTCCCCCACGCACACGCACTCCTCGTGGTGCCCCAGCAGCACGTTCGCAGGCCAGCGACCGGAGGATGGAGGAGTTGATAGCCTATTTGCAGGACGAGAACACTCAGGCCAGCCAGAAGGGTTTATATGAAAATCTTTCTCATCTGACATCCTTGTTGTTCTCTTGACTTCGCCTGAGTAATTGATTCTTCCCCCCTCAATCCACAGCCCCGCGACGCCCCATTTCTCTGCGTTCTGCGCGAACGTCCCGTCCAGCGGTTTCATCGCCAGCACGATAGGCTCGAAGGCGGGTTTGAGAGCTGTGCCATAACCTGGCCAAAAGTGATTCAGGCTCTTGGGGAATCCCTGCCCGTGTAGCCACATCAGGATATCCCTAATCTCCCATCCCGCGTCCTCGATTGCGCACATGAGGCGATGATGGGTACGGGTTCCGCCAAAGGCAAGAAGCATGGCCCCCGGCTTGGCCACGCGGAGAGCGGCCTTCGCCCAGGGAATCATTGCATCGTAGAACTTGATATGCCCTTCCATAGACTGGTCATAAGTTCCAGCAGTTTTTGCTGGACTTCCTGTAGCCTTTCCCTTTGCATATCGTCGCTCATCTCGATGTCTTTCAATATATTCCGGCGCAAAAGTATCCCATTCCTTTCCCATAAAGGCAAAACCATAAGGCGGGTCAGTAATGATGCTATCAACGGAGTTCTCCTCCATGCCCGCCATAACCTCAAGGCAGTCGCCGCAGATTATCTGGTCAAGCGACAGCGGCATCGCAGACCTCCTTCGCCCTTTGCCACCCATGCTCATATCTCCGCCGATTCAACTCCGGCGAGAACTCTAACGTTGGGCCCAAGTCCTCCGTCGGTTCGATCACGAGGCACTGGTAGCATTTATAGGGGTGGCCGTCGCTATGGTGGAGAGTCACCCCAGCCGCGGCCGCCTCCTCCACCAGGCGGTTCATCCGCAAAAAGGTTTCCACGTCATTCTCGAAGATTTCCTGGCAGGCGATGTCCAGCGCCCGCATTCCAATTTTCACGCCGTTGTTGAGGGACCCCGCCGCTGGCATTGGCTCCCGGCTTGAGCAGTTGACAATCACAACCTCGTCCGGCTCGTACCAGAGCACATCGGCAATAGGCGAGATGTTGCGAACGCCGCCGTCCACCCACTGCCCGGCAAGGAATTTCACGGGGGGCCACACAACGGGGATCGCGGTCGAGGCGAGAAGGGCTTGTTTGAAAAAGATTTCCTGCGGCGAGAATGTTCCATATTCTCCGTCCACGAGGTCAACGGCGCCGATGATGCACGGGATTTTGAACTGCGAAACGTCCACATTGTCGGCAATGAGTTTCTGTAAGGGTTTGTTCCCGAAGATACTGTCTGCGCCAAGGGCGATCCTGAACAACCTCCAGGCGTTGAGGCTGCCCGTATAGACGTCTTCATTGCTCAGCCCTTCGCATATCTCTGTCAGCAAATCCCCCTTCTCCTGAGCCACCATTGCCGCCACGAGGGCACCTGCAGAGACGCCCGCAACCACGTCAAAACGATAACCGAGTTTCTGCATGAGATAGTCTTTTGCCCCGTTGTGGAACCCGATCTTCGCTCCGCCGCCGGAGAATACCGCCGCAACCTTTCTCACTTCTTCAATGCCTCCTTCAACTGCTGCAGGAATTTGCCATAGTCTCGATATTCCTCTTCAAGAGTGGCTACTGCCCTATCCCGCAATTCGATTGCTGTTGAACAGGCAAGTATTGGTGAACTGACATTGCCATCGTGGCGTACAATTTGCCCAATAAGACCGGACATGACAAGACTGCATCGGCTCATCTTTTCCAGGATTCCGGTAACCGTCATTTCAACTCCTGCCGTTTCTCGCTAGAGTAGTTCTCCCCCTGTTTCCCGGTCTTGATCTCAGACATGCTCGCCTTCTCAACCCGGAACAGGGATATGCTCCGCTCTTCCGTGTATCCCCGTCCCTTCTCAATCGCCAGCCGCCGCGTCTGCCCTGCCAGCGGCATGAGCTTCATCAGGAAGTCCACGATGGGAGCCCAGGGCAAACCCTTCATCGTGGCAACAACAGGAGCCGTCTCCGGCTCGACAATCCCCCGGGCCTGGTAGTGCCCGATCTCAACTACGCAACCCGTCAAAAGCACGACCAGGGCCAGGAGTGCGGCCCCCACCTTTTGTGCTTGCCCCAAAAATCCATTCGCTACGTGAGTTGTCCTTTTCTGAGAGATTTCTCGTATGTTGGGATTCCCACCTTTGCCCTGCCGGGCCGGATTCCGGCCCATCCGATAAGAAAAAACGAAACAGGACTCTCCGGCTGTGCATTTCGGTATTTCCGTAAGCTCCTCGCCAACGCATTCCCGGCAGTGTTCCCGGATAGCGCCTAACGGAGAAGGCCGTTCCCCGCCAAGTTCCTCCGATGAAGGGCGATGCCCAACCCGATACGGAACAAAGGCGCACGTTTTAGAATTACATGCGGCAACCATTTGCCTACTGCCGCCACAGCATGATAAGCATTCTTTTCGGATAGCCTTCAGTGGACTAAGGTGTTTCATCTCTCGTTCTCCTCCAGAATAGGAGGGAGGCCCCGCTGCGGTGTCTCGGAAGGAAGGGCTTGGGCAAGAGGGCCTCCCTCTTGTTCACTTCTGTTTCCCCATTGCCACACGGATACCGGCACCCGTCAGCCCGGCAATCAGAATGCCCAGCGCCACCTTGAGGTCATCAATAGTCAGCCCAAAGGCGAGTCCACCCAGGAACCAAACCGTCGCGGTCACGCAGAACAGCAGACTGATTTGCATTGCGTTGGATTTGAACCAAGATTCGTTCTGTTCAACCATTGTCGTGTCTCCTTCTTCCCGCGCAAAAAACAACCGAACCTGCAACGCCGACAGTTATCTGGCATCACAGGCTCGGCATGATTCGTTTCTAAATTGTCGGCGCTCATGATACAACCTCGCGCCTCCGCCTGTCAAGGAGAATTTTCAGAGATGCGCGGAATGCGCCGAAGAAGTTCTTTCACATCTATCCGCATTTCATTCACATTCTCCGAAAGCATGCGGATTTCAACCTTCTGTTCTCCGTCGCAGGCTCGGAGGTCTGCGATTGCTCGCTCATGCGAAAGCAAAATCGCGGCTGCGGCTGAGAGAATGACAATCATCGGGACCGCGAATGTCAGGGCTCCATTCCGTATGATTTTAGTTTCTGTTCCCAATTTACCCGCCTTTCTATTAAGTCACGTCCGCGTCCACGACGTTGTACGGAGTCCCGATGCTGTTTGTGATGTCCGTGTCGAGAATCTCGTTGAAGGCACAGAAGAAAATCGCTAACGTCATGGCTTCCGAGACGTGGATGGTCTCTGCGCCGCTACCCCCTCCCTTCACAACGCAGTATTTCACGATTGTCCCTGTGATCACTGCGGCAAGTTGGATTCCGAACGTCCCGGTTCCGCCGGTGATATTGCACCGATCAAACACCATGTTGAGGCAGTATGTGTCCGCGAGGTACACCCCAACGGAAGTTCCCGAGGTGAATTTGCACAAACGGAATTTCGCCCCGCCAGTCTCTGTCCCCATTGCGAGTTTCAGGGCATAGCCATTGTACGCATAGACCTCGCAATCTTCGACTTCGGTATTCGCTCCGAAAGCACAGAGCAGGGCGTGTGAATTCGCTCCCGTACTATTGTTCCGGATCTCGACATTCCGCATCCTGACTCCGTAGGCCCCGATCCGCACGGCGATTTGGCCGCCGGTGCTTCCGGTCATCAGCACGTAAATACCCTCAAGGGTTGCCGCCGCTTGGAGATCAAATACATACGTGGCACCAGTCCCGCTGATCACTACCCCCTCTCGGGGCCCGAGTCCGAGGATATGCACGACCTTGTTGATTGTCAGCGTGGACCCGCCGAGAGCATAGGCACCGGGCAACACAAGAATCACGTCCCCTGTCCCCGCTTCCGTGACGGCCTTCGAGATTGTCGCATAGGGTTTGTTCCACGACCCGTCGCCGTTCGTGTCGTCCCCGGACTGCTGAGAGACGACCCATAGATCGGCCATCTTGACGTGATTTGCGACCTCGAGTTCCGTTGTGCCGTCATTCGAGAACACCCATTTTGAGGTCCCGTCATCGAAGCCGAGGTACGGTTTGTTGGCGTGATCATTCTCAGCGCTGATTCTCTTGTCGCTGGCCGCTCCGTCCCCGACGTGCAGGGTGTTTTTGTGGTAGCCCGTTCCTGCCGCCCCGGTGTAGTGATCCACACCCAGCGGGTCAATTTTGTCGCAGTTGGTGTTGAGATCGTCGTCCCAATCAGCCTCCCCCTTCGTGGGTTTTGATAATGCCATTTGCGGTGTGCTCGTTCCCATGATGTTGTGCCTCCTCTATGGCAGTGTGCCAAAGGTGAATGTGAAGATCGGTTGTACTGCGAGAATTGCTTCCATTAGAACGGTATCAATGACGGCTTTCGCCCGAGAGACAACGGTTCCCACAACGGGGTCGGGTATCAAGTTCTCGCTCTCATTTGTGCTCTGAAAACGGAACACGATAGGTGCGTCCGTCTGCCAGATTCCGGCGTTGATTGGTACGCAGGAGATGTTCACGGTAGCTCCTGGCGGGCCGTCCATTTCGATGTGGTCTGTCACAACCCCGTCTATCCGGAACATCGCCAGCGTGTCGCCGGAACTCTCCGTGAGGGGGTTGTCGTAACTCCACGCCGCGAGATAGACCTGGATGTTGAAGGACTCGAATTCGTCCGGACACCACCATTGCAACAACCACACGATGGGCCCGCCATAGCCCGCGGTCTCCTGAATCTCGAAATCCTTCCTGTCCTGGGTGTCAAAGGCTACCACGTAGCGGCCAGGATAATCAGCAGGCGAACCGTACATGCTCTCTGAGCAGTAGTATATGCCCATGTCCTCGTATGTTCGTCCGGATACCCCGATGCCACTGCCTGCGCCCCATGCGTCCGCGAGATATTCGGCATAGGTAGCGGCCTTTACTGTCGCAAAATCAGGGCCCCAATCGTCCCCGACGCGGCAGAATACTGTCTCTGCATCGTACACGCTCGGTGTCACGTCAAGAGGTTTGATCACGATCCATCGCATCTGTTCCAAGCACTTGAGGATTTCCCCGATGCAGACGACCCACGTCCGCCCATAGTTGAGTAAACTCCCCTCTGGGATGTCCCTGCCGACCCCGCGAGAGAGGTCCCCCTGCCATGTGCTTCCGGCCCCCATCGCGCGGTTGTAAAGCCCGGCAAACGTGAACTTGCTGTACGTGAGCGGGTCCCAAATCATTCCCGCCGTGCACAAACCCTGAATTCCCCTTCTCAGTTCCGTGAACGTGTCAACGGGGTTGAGTAAGCCGCTTGGATTCCCAGAGGCGCTTCCGAGTTTCGGCAACCCAGGCGCCCAGTCCCCCTCTGAGTCCGTGTCCCCCTTGACGGAGAAATGCCACAATGCCCCGTAGAAATCCTCGATGCCGTTGAAGGTGTGCTCGGTCAGTTCGTCGCCCTGCCCGTGATACCCTGGCGGCCACAGTCCGCAAGCGTACCTCGCTTTGACGCCGGAGGGACGTTGCGAGTTTTCGTAGATCGTCACGCGGCAGAGGGCATAGTCCACGTGGTATTCGCCCTTCGCCGCTGGCACCCCCGCGACTTCGGTTTCAAAGACTTTGTCGGTATTGCCTCCGTAGAAGTGAGCTTTCTGTCTTCCGCCGAACAATCCGAAACTGCCCTCTCGTATCTGAGGAAGCCAGCCGGGCCCCGTGACGCCGAAACCGGGATTCTCGACGATGCTGTGGTAGTTGGTCTGGTAGGTCCTTCTCTTATTCGCCGCAAGTTGAATGGTGTCTTTGTCCGCCCCTTCCGTCGCCAGTGTCTTGATCGGCTCATCCCACATCCACGCGACCCAGGGCGTCTCGCGCGTGATCAGATAGGGGGACCCCACGGCAGGCACTCGCTTCCAATTGGTGAATAATGTCAACGTGTTCGCGGTGTGATTGTAAATCGGCTGCCACTCCCAGACGTAGATGTGGTTCACAGGGTCAATGCAGTGCCGCACGGCGACGTTGTACACGCGCCAGTAGGTTCCTACGTCCTTCACTCCCCAGCGACCAGCAGTGCCGACTCCCCACAACCATTTCGCGTCCGCGTCCGTGAGCGTGTTGGCCCCCGCCGCGGTGACATGTCCGGTGTAGTATCCCCAGGCGAACCGCTGCACCTCGACGAGCTGCATAACAGCCTCCTCGACGATCGCCGCGAGTTTCGGTTCACCCTTCGGCCAGTTGCCTTTTGTCCATTTTCCTGCCATATTGCTACAGCCAGATGTTCAACGCGGTTTTGTCTATGTCCGTATTCGGCTCGCCACCCGGTCCTCCGCTAGTCTCTGGAGATATTCCGGGTCCGGTGGTCGTAAAGTGCTCAAGTTCAAAGAGCCGCGTCCTATCCTCTCGAAATAGTCGCCTCGCCAGTTCATCCGGGCTGATCGTGCTTTGCGGAGTCAGATACACGGTCGTTGTCCGCCGAAGGAAGTCGAACTCGACCCGATAGACCGGCGCCCGCATAGGATTCGTCAGGTCTTCCCACTGCGCCTTGCCGTCCGTGATCTCGATTCTGTCGCCGAGGTCGAATCCGTAGTCTAAGAAACTCTCCGTGAACTGCCCCAGGTAGCGAATGTTCTTGAACAGCTCGAGGAGACGCTCCGCCAGTGTGGTGACTTTTGGTGAGTCGTCTTCCAGATGAATCTGATAGACCGTGCCGGCAACGCACCCTGGGAAGTTCCACAGAAGCAGAGCATCCCCCAGGTATCGGCGGATGGTGTAGTTTCCTACGCCGCTGACGGTCACTGATTTGCCAATCAGCTCGAGAGCGTCCGTGCCCGTGACCGGATCGTACCAGTCCGGGAGTTGCAGGTACGGATCGTACAAAACACCGTCCCCATTCCAGGGATAGGGAAGATGCGCTTTTATCTCTGCCGGGATTTCCCATGCCGCCCCGTAGATGTCCCGATGTTTCCATGCTGCACAGTACCAGGTAAACAATCGCTCCTTTCCCCGGAGGCTGTAAGCCGTGCCTTCATAACTGGACGCTGGTACCCGAACTGTCATTGCCGCTGAGGAGGAGTCGCGCCGCATGAATCGCATCAAGAGGTATTTCGAGCGGCATCCGCTGGAAGGCTGCCCCTGGGTATTGTACTCCCATATCGGAGAGTTCAGGCGAATGTGTCCGTCCGGGCTTACCGATCCGGGGATAGCCACGTTGAGCGATTCAACACTCTGCACCTCGGCAAAACTGAAATGTGTCAGCAGGCAAATCTCTTGCCCGAACGCCCGCGTCGGCAGAACCCGGGCCCCTTCGGGAAAGGCGAACGTCCCCACTTTCAGTTTGAAGAATCGGAACACCCGCCCGTAGGTCCCGGCAAGCCCCGGCGTGAAGGCTTTCGTAAGAGTCCAGCTTGGTTCGAGATTCTCGTCCCAGTCCGGCTCGATGTAGGACCCCGCCTCATCGTTCGGATTCCATATCGCATACGTCTCGATTTCGTCATCCCCCTGGAGCTCCACTGCCGTGTAGCACATCTCCGTCGAGTCGCTGATACTGATTCCGAGAATCTTGTCCACGTTTGGCAGCGGTGGAGGGGACCCAAAACCAATGTCCCCGAATCCGTCTTCACCGAAACCGTACTGTGTCTCCGCTTCCTTGAGGAGACTCACTTTTCTCACAGGCGAGCTCGTCACGGGATAGAACTCAATGATGCGTTCCGTCGGGGAACCGTAGGGAATGTCCCCGTACCCATCCCCCCCGAATCCTATCTCCGTGAACGCCGGGTTCACCCGCCAGCCCCACTCCGGGATGAACTGCATTACCTTGTCGAGGGCGCCCTTCACGTTCTCTGACGAGAACTCCGTCATCGGCGGGATCACTGTCATCTGCATGATGTTGGTCGTGTAAGTCCTGCCGCTGGATTTCCTCAACACCTCGCGGATTTCCGAGTCCATCGTGTCGAGGATGTCCGCCGCGATCTGCCCGACGCTTCTCTCATATCTGCCCGCGACGTATTCAAAGTCTCCTCGGGGGGCGTTGTACACCCGCCGGAGTTCCCCGGTGTCCGTGTCCGGGAATCTCACGGCGATCTCCGATAGCATGAGTTTCAGCCCGATTGCCATGTAGGTGATCCGGCGTGCCCCTTCCCAGGCACACTCCGGGTCAACGATTTTCCCCTGGAAGATGAGCCGATCGTCATCCCACAACTGCAACTCTGTCTCCGCATTCCAGGAGTTGTCGTAGAACTTCTCAACGATTTCCTCGAGGGTCAGTCGCCGCCCCTCTTGCTCGTCAACGGTCAGTTGCAACGGTTTCAGATCGCTTTCCTTCCCCATCGGCACGATGCTAATGTCATCGAAAAAGACAACCGCGTCCGTCGCGCTGGTCGTCTTGACCTCAAGGTTGAGCGCTCCTCCCGCATCCGCCCCCGGGCACCAGTCAAAACACTCGACCGTCTGCCATTCGCCGACGATGTTGAGGTTGGCATTCAGCGTGAGATTGTTGGAAAAAGCCCCCAGGAATACAGAAGCCCTTACGGAGGGCACATTCCCAGTCTGGATTTTGATTTTCGCCCGGACGGTGTAATGCGCATTCGCCAGTATGCAAGTCTGATTGGCGAAGTAATATCCGACGGTATTGGTCTGCGTGACCTTCAGCGATGCCGCCCCGCCGAAGTGTTCCGTAGTGTCTCTCGCAATAGAACCCGTTGCGGGTCCCCCACCTTCATTGAATCCCGCTCCAGTCCATCCGAGAGGGCTGGCTGTTTCAATTCCTGCGTTCGTGACAAGTTCCTGTGGCCGCCAGGTCTGTACCTCGACCCACGTTTCCGTGCTCGGGTCCCATTTCCTTAGCCACAGACTCACGCAGTGGTTCCCTTCCCAGCCTCGAATTCGATAGAGAAAAACAAACCTTGTTCTGTTAGCTTCTGAGGGTCCAGATGCCGGAAGCTCGCATTCGTCCAGGACAAGGGCGTTGTGCCGTCAGTGATTGTGAGAGTACCCTGACGTTTGGCCTCAAGACTGTTCGCCAGAGTAATCAGGTATCCCGCCGACGCGAGAAAGGAAGTGAGGGATTTCTTGACGCAGGTAAGCCGGATGGTCGTCAGCATTCCCGCCCGTCCGTGAATAATTCGCCAATGCCCGGACTCATCGTAGGGCGCATCGGTCTGTACTTCGGAGTTGATGCTGACACTGATCCAGGACGTGAGGTCCTTTCGGGACTCATCCCCCACATAGTCGCCCAGGCTCACACTCTCATACGTTGCCGTGATGTCCGCCATTCTTTACCTCGCATTCTGCGTTCGCAGGTCGTCCTCAATCTGGGTCAGTCGTTTGGTGATTCTGTAAAGCACCTGCGATAAGGTACCAAACGTCTTCCCTATTTGGGTATCCACGGATTCAACCGCGTCAACAGTCTGTTGTCCCGCTCTCGCTGCCCATTCTTGCGGGGCAGTTATCCCCTTTCCCATTGTCCCCGTCGCCCAATCTGATTGCCCGAATGTTTTCGCCCAGGGATACTTCGGCCCCAAGGCGGGCAACCGCCCTATGTCCACTCCGTACTGCCAACCAGCCGTAAGTGCCCGTCCGGCTGTGCCGCGGCCTGCGCCAGCTATAGTCTGCATCGTTTTCCATTCTGCGGCGCCCGCTGTCTCCCTGTAACGCTTCACGACGTCAAACGGAATCGCCGCCATCAGGCGCTCTCTGGCGATGAATTGTCTCTCCTGAAGCATTTCCTTTCCGTAGATGGGAATCCAACTTGCGGCCCCCAGGGCACCCCGTTTCAAGATTCCTTCTTTGCCCGAAATGACGGCCTTTTCCCGTTCCATCCCCGGAATCTTCGGCATGGCATAGCTCAACAGTCCCGCTTCATACCGCTTCCGCTCTTTCTCATACGCAGCAGTGCCCATCGGTTCCCTCGCGGCAATTGGTCCCTCCATTGCTTGATTCACATCTTGCAAAACCTTTATCAGCGTAGGAAAGACCCTCGTCGCCAGGTCTATCGCAGCAACCTCAAGTCTCGCCTTCGCCTCCTCAAATTTCCTCCCCAGCGTGTCATTCACCTTTGCCAACGCCGTTTCGCTCGCTCCGGCTGCCGTATTCATGGAGGCCAAGTGCTTTACGAACGTCTCCCCCGTGAACGATGCCATGATTCCTGACAATGCCCGCACGCTTCCAAATAGCCCCCCCAAAAGCTCTGCATTGCCCCTTGTCGCGGTCATCACTTCGCGCATGAACCGCGCCATTCCTTTTGAAGCCAGAGCGGTCGCGTTGAACTGCAATCCCAATGCTGCCGCCACCTTTGCCGCTTCCGATGTTGGATTGAGAATGGCGACGAGAATCTGTCTCAGACTTGTCACCGCCTCGTCAGTGTCAATTCCCTTGATTGTCATCGCACTAAGCGCGGCAGCGACTTGCTCGAAGGGAATCTTCATTTGTGCGGCAATGGGAGCAACACGCCCGACGGTGTTTGCTAACTCAGGGAAGGTGGTTTTTCCGAGCCTGACAGTCTCAAACATGATGTCACTGTACTTCGTCGCCTTGTCCGTCGTCTCTGCGTAGGACGCGAGAAGTGAAGTAAGAACATCAACGGCGACCGAAGTGTCCGTGAATCCCGCGATCCCCGCCTTCGCAGATGCGCGCACAAACTCTGTGGCATCCGCCGCCTTGATCCCGGACTGCACCGCCAGGTTGTATGCCTTCGTCAATCCTCTCGGGGATAGGCCAACCGACTTCGCAAGATTGAGAACCTCTTTGCTCAGCCCGCGCATATCCACCTGAGAAGTATCAACTGCCGTTGCAACTTCTGCCATGCCCCGTTCAAACTGTGAGGCTGTGGAAATCGCCCCCTTCATAAGACGAAAAGCCCCGTAGCCCGCAAAGACGTTTCGCATGGTGCGCCCGATGGACCCGATGGTTGTTCCCGTCCGGTGAGCAATGGACTGCACTTCGCCCATCCCCTTCTTGTAGGCCGTGTTGTCGAAGCCCATGCGCGCCACAAGCCCTTGAACTATCGTCGCCATCTATTCTCTCCTGAACAACTTGCTCCAGCGCTCATACCACTCTCTTTCGTCGTCCTCCTCGCGGATCATCTCGTAGGCGAGCCACAGCATCTGTCTCTCTCGCGGCATCCGGTAGAAGTCCTGCTCTGTGATTCTCAGTCTCTCGCAGACTCGGAAAATCCAGTAGAGTTGACTGCGCTCTCCTCCGCCGGAACCGCTCGCAAAAAACCCTTTTTCGCCTCCTCGATGCTTGCTGGGTCAAGCCGACTGAGGCGCATCATCTCCTCCACCACTGTCAGCATGTCCCCTGGCGAGAAGCCGAAGTCGCGGAGTTCCCGGAATATCCCTTCGTAGAACGTCCGCCACTCTTTCGGGTCAGACGTTACCTGGCAGGTCCACGGCGTGTCAAACCGGATATTCTCGTCTCCCTCGACCGCCATGTGGATCATTGCCGCCATCTCAAGGCGATTCGCCTCGGCCTGGGCTTTGATGAAGGCGGGCTCTTTCTCGTTGAACCAGGGGACAATCTTCCCGGTCTGCGGGTCCTTGATGGGTTTCCCGTCCTTGCCGTAGAGGGCGCCCCCTATCGGCGGGGACGGCGCAGGTATTCTCTCTGCGATGGTCTGTTCAAAGCCCAGCGGTAGGGCCTTGAGTTTGAGAGTCACTATCCGGCCATCCGTCCGGGCGATAGTGACCTCTCCCTGCTCGCGGAATGTGTCTCCGTCGAATCCAGCGATTTTCATCTGACGCTCCTCGATGTTAGGGGTTATGTAGCCTTTGCAATCGTCGGCTTTGTCTCAAAGTCCATGAAGTCGAAGCTCAAGGTGTTGGTGTCGTCACCCTCGGAAAACTCCACACTCTGCGGAATGAACTTCCCGAAGGTGATAATTTCGTCCTTGTCTGTCGCAGGAACCATCTGTGCATTGGCGATGGTCACCTTGACCTCGATGTTCCAGTCGTCAATGCCAGAGTTCTTCTTCACATAGGCGACGGCTGTTCCTGTTCTCGTGAGGAACTCATAGGCCGTCGCATCCGTGTCGGCGGCTTGCTTGATGAACTCCACGAACTGCAAGGTGAAGCGGCCGGTAATAGGAACCGCATCCCCAGGCGCCGCGTGCCATATTTCCCCCCTATCCCGGACGATCTTCGTGTCGGCAAGTTGTGTCGTCCAGGTCAAGTCGCCCGACTCGCCGAACAGCGTAATCGTCTTCGGCGTCGTGGGGGTCCCGTCTGTCAGCACAATCGTCGCGTGCCGAAGGTTTCTCGTTGCCTTAGCTGTGTTTACACTCATCGCTGTCTATCCTCCTTCTGTCAGGTTATGAAAAACCGACATTCGATGTTTACTTGATCAAGCGATTCGATGGTCCCCAACTCCCTACCAGCCGAGACTTGGGGAATCCGCCGATGTTCCATCTCCGTGAATTGAAAGGGGAGTCCCCTGGCAATCACCCGAAGTTCTGCCGTTGTCAGCGCGCGGTTGTATAGCCGCACGTCATCGAGGTATCCGTCGAATGTCCGCGTTGCCGTGGCGTAGTTCCCGATGCCCATGTTCTCTGCGGAGTCATCAACTCGGGCTCCTACGCCTGCGTATTGGTAGGAATAGTTCATCTCGACCCCCTTCCAGAAGAGCCGGACTTTCGCGTCTGCCGCTGTGAATGTCATCGCAACAGGCTGCCAGGCATTCAAGGGAATCTTCTGCGCGTCGAGGTTGTAACTCAGAGATTCAGCATTCGTGGTCGCGTGGTTCACTCTGCCATAGATGCAAACTTTCCCGCCGACCTCGAGAGACACCTCAAAACGCCAATACGTCTTTGCGAGAATCTTCCCTCCGTCACCTTGCCCGTCGCTTCTGGCGTTCATCAGGGCTGTCACTGTCAGTTCCGCAAGGTTGTTGATGTCCGCCGCTTTCGCCACAACCACCTTGCTTGTTGAGCCGTTGAAGTTCCCGGCCTGTCCGAAGTGAGATTGGCTGGCGGCATAGGTCACATCCGTCGGCGTCCCGTCTCCGAGTTTCATCTTGTCGTAGCAGTTCCCCTCGAAGTTGTACCAGCGCAGTAGCCCTGATAGGGGCCCGGGATAAGGGACCAGCACGTCCTTCTGGTCAAACAGCGCGTACAGCAGGTCCACGATTTCCATGATGCGATAGGCGTTCGTCCCGTGTTTTACAAAGACGTTGATGTTGACGAGGTACGTTGAAAATCCCTGTCCTCTCCGAGCCGGTTTCCGACCGACTGCAAAAATGCGAGGCTGTATCCACTCTGTCTTTTCCTTCGTGGAGAACTCCACACCAGGATAGTCTATCGCGCAGGCAGAGAAGTTCGCCTTGAGGTATGTGTAGAACGCCGCCTCGATTTCCTTGTCAGGTATCGTCATTTGACCTCTTTCAACTTGTCAGTCTGCTTCTTGACTGCCGCCGCGAGTCCTCGTTCCATCGTCGAGAAGGCTTCCCTCAACATCCCGAAGGCTTCCATTTTGCAGGTCCCGACCTCCAAAAACAGCGTGTAGACTACCGCGTTGAGCACCTCGATGAATTTGTTGGGCCCCTTTAGGTCTTCTGTGAAGGAACTCGCCGCCTTGCCTTCCCGAATCGCCGTCTCTGTTGCATTGCCGCCTTGCCGAATGAGGCTTGCCGTCTCATACCCCATCTTGTCCGTCCAGGCTGTCCATCCGGCTCTTGACCTGCCAGTGTCAACGGGATTGCCGAGGATGGTGTATTTGAGAAGCTCAAACATCGCTTCCCTCATCACTGTCGGGACCTGCTCCTGGTCAAACGTCTTGAGGACTTTGTCCATGTTGCGGTTGAACGCCTTCGTCTCGAGGATGAGCATCCCGTCTTTTTCACGCCACTGGGCCATCTCAGATTTTCCTCGCAGTCACCTTGTAGAGCATTTCTGCGTCGTCGAGTTCCCACGCGATCACGTTGAAGGCCTCGCTCCCGTCCACAACCCGGTCCGTCTTTTTGGGTACGGTTGCAGTCAGGTCGCTGACGCGGATGTGGAAGTACACATCGCCGACCTCTAAAACTCCCCCGGACGTGCCCACTTCCCGAGCGCTGTACATGCCACGCACAACTTGAATCGCAAAATCCGTGAACGCCTCGAGAACTGTTCCCGTCTCCGGATTGAATGTCGGCTCCTCTGCCCGGCTTCTGTACGTGATTGAGGCCGGCAGGTCAGAAAGTGGTATTGTCAGGTCGCTGGTGATTCCATCCTTGAGCGTCATTCCTGAGAATCCTCTCTGACCTACCGGTCTTCAGCGTCGTATTCGGTGATCTCCACCGCAGGCAGATGCGAAAGCTCTTTCGCAAGCTGTTCTCGCCGCTGCATCAACACGTTGTAGTATGCGTTCCAGTCGAAACTCCTGTCGCCGATGCGATAGCTCGGTTTGGGGTCGCTCGACATGCTACTCAGTGTCGCGTCAATCTGTGCGATCTCAACCTGGATTTGCGCTTCCGTTCTGGCCATTGGTGAATCACCTCATTTGTTGCCCGGCTTACGCAGCGGGGCACTTGACCACGTACTTGTTGTCAATGCAAGCGGCGCCGCCTAAGAGCCGGACTTTGTATTCCGCCTCGATGTCGCGCATCCACTTCGCGTCGCTGTCACCCGTGCGGCTCATTACCTGGATCGGCCACACTTCCTGGTAGATGAAACCGTCCTTGAAGGCCCCGTAGTACCAGGTTGAGGCGCTATTGCCGAAGGCCGCAAGGTCGAGGAACGGGGACGCAAACACGTCGGCGATGGGGACAAAGGCTCCTGCCTGTCCGCCAGAGACGATATGCACTGCCGTCGCGGCCCGAACTTCACCCTTCTTGACTGAAGTGAGAATGTACATCGCGGTCGCCCACAACGCATCCGGAACCAGGATTGAGGCATTCGGAGCGAAAATCGGATCGCCGTTGCTGTCCACCTGAGCCGCCAACTTCGCCCTTGCAACTTCGAGGTCCGACCAGTCCACAAGAGCATTCGCCGCCGTGGTATTCCCAGCAGCATATACCGCGGTGGAGACTCCATTCGGCCAGTGGCACGTGTATCCTGCCAGGTCAATGATGCAGCCGAGGATCAACTTCTCCCTGTGGATCCTCGCCTCCTTGCCGAAGCGCTGCGCCCGCGTGAGAATCTGTCCTGTCTGGTCTTCCAGAATTGCCTCCGCAGTGATTGCGATGAGCCGACCGAATTTCTTCGCCTTGGCCAGGACGTACTTCTCGGAGAGGCCAGCGTATTCGTACTCCATGCCTTCCTTGACTTCCTTCAGACCCTCAGCTTCCGTGAATCCGACAATCGTCTCGTTTCGGCGATTGCTCGGCATGACAGTCACGAGACTGTCTCCGATGAGTTGCGGCTCGTTGTAGCCAGCGAGAACCTTGCTCGCAATCAGCGCTGACGTGATCTGCGGGAACGCTGCCGACATGACCTGTTCTTTCAGGGTGCTCTCCGCCCCAGGATGGAAAACGAGCTTCCCCTGGGATTCGTCGAGCTTGTCGAAGGCCCGTCTGCCGTGTATCCCGAACCACAAGCCGCGCAGGCCCCGCATTCCCGCAACCAGTTCGTCCGGTGAAATTTTCAGGTCTGTTTTCTTCTCCGGTTTGTTGTAGTTCACGACTGCCTCACAGAGGGACGCGACTTCGCCCTCAATCTCTGCGGCCGTCATGTTTTCCCATCGTCTTGTTAAGTCCAACATTCTCTTGTCCTCCTTCTACGGAATGAGTTTTTCACATCCTTCGCAGCATCCCGCAAAGGAAATTGCTCGGTCTTCTCTTACAGTTCTGCCTTCGCGCGATAGCCAGCCGTTGCGCTGAATATCTGCACGAGTACTGTGGTCGTGTTCGCCGCGTAGGTCTTTGCCACTCGCCCGATTGCCAGGTCAATTGTCGCCACCGCGACAACCGTCTGGTTCTCCATGAGATTCCCTGTCTGTTTCGCCGGGCCTACCAGGGCGCCCTGCGCGAAGGTTGCAGCTGCGCAGGCGAACTCAAACACTCCCTTCGTCCGGATGAGAATCTCCGCCGTCTCACCAACCTGGGAATCCTCCATCGCCACGCCCGCAAAGAGCTTCCCAAACGCCAACTGGGTCGTCGCAATGTTGGTGTCCCATGTCGTGTCCTCCGCGTTCTTCACCGCACCGCTAACGAGGCCGACGATGTCGCCTCGTTCGATTAGGTCTCCCGTCGCCACAGGAGCGGTGATGTAATCGTCACTCCTTCTGTATCGCATCACGTTTGCCATTGGTTCTTTTACCTCCTGTTCTCGATGTGTTCACTTCATCAAGCTCGCATCCGAGCTTAGCCTGTCAGCACTTCCTTCAGTTCCATCGCCTTCTGTGTTTTCTGATCCTCCGTCAGGGCGCCGCCTTCTTTGTTGAGGTCTCTCAGCGGGTCCCGTCCTCGGCTTGTGGGCCTGTTTTTGATTCCCTCGACGAGCGCCTTCCTGTCGTCGATGAGCCGTTTCATGGCCGCCTCATCCGGAGCATTCTCAAGGGACTCCTTGAAGATGTCCGTGACTGCCTCTGCCGGGAGCTTGGCGTCCTGTACCATCGTCAGGGCTTTCTCCCGTTTCTCCCGGAGGGACTCCTTTGCCTGAAGCTCATCGAGCTTCGTTTTCGCCTCCCGCAACTCGTTCTCTCGTGCCTTGACCTGCTCGGTCAATTCCTCGATTTTCTTGGTTTCATCCATCGTGTTCTTTGCCTCCTGTGTTATCTGAGCAACGAGGTCTGCCCGTTGCTCTTTTAGTTCTGCCAGTGTTACGTCATCCCACTTCACATCGTCACCTCCTTCTGATTCCAACAGGTTTGTTGTCGTAGCTGGCGTGCTCACTACGTCCACGGAAAAAAACCGGGTCAGGCTCTCGACCAATTCCCGCCCGCCTTGCTGTCGCTTGATGCCCTGTGATGATGTGCTCATTCCTATCGCGTCAGGGACAGAAGCTGCCGCCTCTAATAGATCGAACTTTTTGTTTCCCCGGTTCACCCTCAAATCCCCGAAGATCGCATCACCCTCACGATGAGGGTTCTCAGTTATGCCCAACAAATCTGCCGGGTCCCGGCTTTCCTCGTCTTTCGTTGATGGCACATGATCGAGGTAGATTCTTGCCCCCTTGAGATGCTCGAACATTTGTCCCACAGCGGTCGGACTGTAATCTCGTTTGTGTAGGCTATGCGGACGGAAAAGTGCCACGTTCCGTACGGTCCCCGCCTCTCTGTCAACCTGGCATCTGTCCATAATTCCTGAACCAGGAGCATAAGTCTCTCTCAGGAAACACTCCTTCGATTCTGTGGCAGGTTCCCCGACTTTAAGCTGCTTTGCTATCGCATTGAGTTTCGAGACCGCCGACGCGGGCAACGTCTTTGCCAACTGAGGAGCCCTCGCCAGCGCGTTCCTCACATGGACCGGGTCGTACTTCCCGTCCATACCCTTGACGGGCAAGTGCCGCAGACTCCTCGGTTTCATCTTTCCATCCTCATCCTTCTCACCGCCTGACTCGATGAAAATGAAGGAACTGTCTGGCAGGTCGTTGATATATGCCGCTGTCCAGACCGCCTCCCACAGGCCGCTGGCGCTTTCTTTGGCCTTGTGGTCTCGCACCCATGCCTTTGCCTCCGCCATGCTCCACTTATCCACGTCAAAGAGGTACGTCATAACGTGACTTGAACCACCAGAATCGCTGGTGTACTTTCCGATGAGAGCTTTAATCCCGTCACCCGCTGAAATGGTGATTGTCTTGATGCTGTCCGAGACGAACTTTGTATCCGCCTCGAATGGCACCCGATGGTAGTTTTCAGTTGTCTCCGGCATATTGTCAGTCTCCTATTCAGTGCCGGGGCGCGCCCGGCCTTACGATGGTCACGACTGCGACCTCGCTCCAAATACTGTCCGCTGTCGCGGGCCCGAGGCAATATCGCAGGGCATATTCGCCCTGCTTGATTCGCTTGAAGGTGAAATGCCAGAACACGTCGCCGTCCGGCACAAACCAATCCTGGGTGAAGTCTCTGTCAACTGCGGAGGGGTCCGGGATCACAGTAAGGCTTGTGCTATCCCAGACGAGTCCGGCAAGAGTCGTCCAGTTGGTGAACTGCCCTGCCGCGTCTCGCGTGTCTGCAATCTGCACTGTAACGGTCGGGGCCGCGGCAAAGGCCGCGAGCGGCAGCATCGTTGCGAGCAGAATGAGAAGTCGTTTCACTTTGGAGTCTCCTTTTCCTCCGGTATTGGCACAGGCGTGGGCTTGACTCGTTTCCATGCTCTGGGTTTTCCTGCGGCAGTCTCCGGCAGAAAGTTCGCCTCGGCTTTTTTTGTCGGCCATGCCGCCTCTGCCGCTGTCTTGCTGTCACCTACAAGGCTCATCTTGGCATACTTTATCCAGAGTTCCTTCTTGGCGATGGGCACCCGCACCAGACAGGCAACCTTGTCTCCTGCGGCTGGCGTTATCTCTGGCGGCACATGCAAGCCCGCAGGAGGTTCGGGGAAGTCGTAGCCGATGTGCGACTGTTCCGGTTCCTTGCCATCCGCAGGCACGTCAATCACTTTCTTGGCAGTTGCCACAACGTACAGCGTCGCGTATCCCGGCGCTTCGTCGCCGCCGAGGAAGCCGCCGAGGTCTGTTATGTCTGACATGCTCTATCTCCTTAGAATGATGGAACGCCCACAATGGCGTTTTGGTAAATGCGGATGCGGCGGATGATGGAATCCCAGTGGCGCGTTCCATCATATTGTTCACCAACATAGATTGTCCCGCTAACATCTAAGGCTCCGCTGGGCTGAGTGGCAGATACACACAGCGTGCTCCATCCAGTTCCTATGTTATGATATAGTATTACATAATTAGTACCATCCAGTGTGTTTGCTTGCCGAAGAGACAAACGAAACTTGGAAAGGATGTTTCGAGAAAAGCCCGATACTGCCTCTTCCGAGGGAGCGCTTAGACCTCCCATTCGCACAAAAAACCCCGTCTTATCAGTTGCGGAGGCAGTGCGAATGGCAATGTCATTGTTTACATCCTTATAATATCGAAAAAGCTGTAACGAGGGAGAGCTGACCTCGCCTTCGGTACAAGGCGCCACGCACTCCACATCAATCGTCCCCTCCGCCGTCCCGATATTGCCCGCCGCCGGAATCGTCAACACGTCCGCCGCCCGCGTGATGCTCGCCCCCGTCGTGTTGGGGATAGGACTGCGAGGGAAGTCGCCGCCCTCGCTGGCAGGGGCCGCGATGTGGCAGGTGGGCACGGAAACATAGACGACATTCGGGCCATCCGCCTCGTAGAGCTTTCCGTTGACGTTCCCCATGCCCCCGTAGAGTTTGCCGTTGAAAGATTTCAGCGCGTACGTCCGCGTCTCGCCAAGTTGCGGGCACTTCTGTATCCAGGCGGATGCGCCATCCCAGCGGTAGAGCATCCCATGTGACGACGTGCCGCCGTACAGTTCTCCTTCGTGCTCCTCAAGAGAAAAGATAAGCGTTTCACTCAACTGAGGGGCGCGCTGTAGCCACGTATCAATTCCGTTCCATGCCAAAAGGAATCCATGCGGGCCCGATCCGCCGTAGAGGTTGCCCCTGTGAACCTCAAGAGCGTAAACCGCTGTCTCGGCACTGTATTGTCCAGCAACCTGCGTCCACGCATCTACCCCGTTCCACTCAAGCAGCAGCCCGTGCGGATAGGTGCTTCCGTACATTTTGCCTTCGTACCACTTCAGGGCGCGAATCTGTGTCTCGCTCCCAAAGGTCCCCGCGACTTGCACCCAGGCGTCCGTCCCGTTCCAGCGGTAAAGCATCCCGTTCAAGCCGGTGCCGGCATATAGGTTTCCGTCATCATCTTCCTCAAGGGCAAAGATGAATGTCTCGCTGCCAAGCTTCGGAGCCTTGACAGTCCAGGCGTCAACGCCATTCCATTTCAGAAGTTTTCCGTTCGGGTAAGTGCCCGCGTACAGGCCGTCAGTGCGTGCCTTGAGAGAATAGATGTGCGTCTCAGAAGCGATGTATGGGGCCTTCTGTACCCAAGCATCTGTGCCGTTCCATTCATACAACCTGCCGCTTGCGTCTGTACCGCCATAGAGTTTGTCGTTGTACACTTCCAGCGAGAAGATGTCCGGTTGTCCCCCCAACATTGGAGCTTTCTCCGTCCAGATGTATCCACCACCAGCGGGCACCTCCACGCCGACATTCCATGTTGCGGCTGTCCCCGTGAACACGCCCCAGCACAAATACGCCCCATTCCCGAGTGGCTCATAATAGGTTGTGGTAATCTCATTTGTCAGAGCCGTGTCCGCGAAAGCCTTGACGTTTGCGGAAGTCACAGCGCTGCCATCCGGGTTGCACGCAAGAAAGGAAATGATGTATTTCACTGCCGTCAAGGTCTTGGGCTGATAGAACTGTTGAGCGGCCCCGCTCGTCTCTTGCAGGCGAATGGAGTAATCGTCATATAGCGGCCCGGTCGTGGGAATCTCAACAAGGTTCTGGTATCCGCCGTGCCGCGTGACAATGGGAATGCCCTTGGCCTGTGCGTAGTCAATCAGCGCATCCAGACAGGTCACGTCCGCCGCGTCCACGTCGTGAATGTGGAATATCAGGTAGGAGTTGCTGGTGTAGGCCATGTCAATGTTGGCCTGATATGTAGTCAGATAGGCCGGATCGTCAATGTTCACCCCGCCGAGTCCAAACAGCGGAACGGGCGGGACGTTCCAGCATCCCGAATCGCTGGCAGACAGGTAGTATTCAGAGCAGATTGCCCGGGCCCATTCCTGCGGCGAACCGCCGGGCCAAATGTAGTGATTGACGGTCGCGCCGAGGGCTTCCAGCGTCGCCTTTGAGTTTGCGAACTGCGCCCGGAGTCCTGCTTCGTCATAGTCACCGTGCCATCCGTGGTCAACGGAATGAGAGGCAATCTCCCATCCGTCCGCGATGAAGTCCTGCATCTGTGCTACGCTAAGCCGTCCCACCGCTCCCAAGTGTGCCGCGTCCGTCGGGCAGCCAATGACGCCGACAACGCCTTTGCCTTCAAGCGCGGGCTTGGCAAGCAGGTAGTGAGATTCGTAGCCATCATGGAACTCGAAGCTGAGCATCCCGTGCGATTGTTTCGACGGGTCCACTTTCGCGCTCTTGGGGAAGATGTGCGCCCGGAGCGGAGCGCCCCAATCAAGATAGGTGAAGTCATGGGCAAGCCACTTGATTTCGTTTGCGGAGAGGGCCCGGTTGTACAGGAGGGCTTCCGTCATTATCCCATGAATCGCCCGTGCCCCATCATCCTGATTGCCGATGTATGCCGTGTCAGCAGCGTCAGCGGTTCGCGTCCCCACGCTGGCAACCTGTGTTGTGTAAACCGGAATCTCCGTGCCGTCTATGAAAATATGGATTTTCCGGTCGCCACTCTCGCTGTAGGTGAAGGCTACAGGATGCCAACGGAACTGTTCGAGTTTTCCACTGCCCATGCCTCCGACTATCGTTGACGTGGCGTTTGTCGTGTCATAGCCGACCTTAGCACTAAGTCCCACATTGCCGCCGTCTGCGGCAGAGCACGAAATCCAAAGGGCGTCCGAAGTCGCCGCCTTGTAGAAAATCTTGCCCGCCGAACTGCCGCCCGCATCCGTCAGGTAAATCCATGCCGCAAAGGTGAACTCAACAAGGTCGTCTATGTCCGCCGCCGAGCCGATGCTCACCTTGCTCGACGTGCCGTTGAACTCCGCCGCGTAGCTTCGGAAATTGGTGCCCCTGGTGTAGTCTCGGAACGCTGCCGTGTAGGTTATGTCCGTCGCTGTCCCATTGGCCACGGCCATCTCGTCGTTGCAGTTCTTCTCGAAGAAGAACGCCCGAAGGCAGCCGTTGTCCATGTTGTTCCAGCGGAGGTCAATGTCCTCCTGGCTCGTCCCGGTGTTCCTCGTTAGAACGTTGGTATCGGCGCCCTCGATGAGAATGCCCTGTCCGGGCCAGAAACGAGGAATGTTGGTTGCTGCCAGTCTCGCAGGCTGCCGCCAATACTCGAGCGCAGACGAGGCTCGCGTGATTATAGGCACCGTGTCCGGAGCCGCTTTCTTGACGTAGATGCCCTCACCCGTAAAGTCCACGTCCAGCAACAGACCAGCATCGTCGTCTGCACGTCGCCTGCGGCTTTGTTCTGCCGCCGGCAAAGGCAAGGCAATGAGCAGAAGAAGAACGATGACAAAAAATCGTCTCATATCAGAAGTCTCTTACCTTGAGGGTAATGTTGAACGTCCCTGTTGGGGTCGTCACAACCAGCTTGTGATAGCCGGGGCCCACGGTGATTTTGTCACTGACCTTAGAAGCCGAAGCCGTGAGGGTATAGGTGGCCGAAGGAATTGCCACATAGACGGTATCTGTGCTCGACACTTTGGTGTACACCGTGATTGTGCCTCCCGTAGCACTTCCGCTATTCACGATGACGGCAATCTGGATCATCCCTGTTTCCGAGAGGAACGGGGTCGCATTGGCTTCTATCACCTCTGTGGTGATTGCGCTTCCGAGCGTCTGAAACCAAGCCGACTGGCCAACGACGTGCGGATAGAATTGGTTCGCCGTGCCCTCGGCACTCACTCGCTTCACAATCTCGCCATGAAACAACGCCCACGCAACAATCACGGCAAGCGCGAGCAGAAATACGACATGTCGAACTTTAAGGTCGCATTTGTCTGTGTCCATTTTTCCTCCGTTCAGTTCATACTCAGCTTTTTGAGCGGGATAATTTTCCCGTCATTCACGAAGCCCTTGAGACTGTAATCGCCCTTGTGATAGGCGTCGTACCGTGAGGGTCCGAGGTAACTCCTCTGAAACGCCGCGGGTTGTTCACCGAACCACTGCGAGAAGTTCATGTTCGCCGGGACCTGCTTCCGGTGAAGCTCGCCGTCCTTATCTGACCACCAGCCCGCCCGTGTCCCTTCCGGCGGTTCAACCCCCAGGCGTTCCCAGAACTTCGTCATCGGAGCGTAGAAACATCGGCAACGCGGGTGTCGCGGGAACACGGGTCTCTTAGGGTCATCCAACGCCCATTCCGTTCTATCGTCTGCCGCGCAGGCCAAACAACATCGATCGTCAAGCGTCGCCACAACTGATTCGCCAGTCACCACATCGGAGTTCGCTTGATAGACCTGCTCGGCGATCTCGTTGCTGACCCGCTGAATCTCCGTCCGCGTAACAAGCTCGGCGGTTAGGGTTACACCATCGAGGATTTCCCTGAACCGCCGCCATGCTTGCGGCATACTCTCGCCCTCTCCCATCGAGCGGGCAAGAGAACGCTTCGCCGAGAGGAATACTCCATCCTTCGCATCCTCCAGCCGTTCCCGCCAATAGTACCCATCCCACATATCCGGGTTGTCGAGAATTTCCTCGTAACTCTCCTCCGGCAGGGGCCGGTAGATTCCGAGGCGGGAGGCGATCTGCGCCCACTGTGCCTGCGTTTTTTCCTCAAAGGGATGCGGGAGCACATGGAAGAAAGTGTTTGTGATCACCTGGTATTCGTCCTCAATCCGTGCCCGTAATCGTCTGTCGAGCGTTACTATCACCCTCCCCATGTTCTCCCCCGTCCAGTCCTGCACGTCCCTCGCCAGGGTATTCAGAAGCGGCATATTCACGGGCGCATCCGCGTCCGGTCGCTGGGCTGCAAACGTTCCGTAGAAATGCTCCCTGAACTCTCGCTCTCCCTGTGTGCTCAGCGACGTTGCCTCTTTAGCGACGGCATTCTCCTCGCGGACCAGAGCAATCCTTTGGCGGAGGAGCCGGTCGAATATCCTGACGTTCCCGCTCGTGCCTTTGATGGCTTCGGTGATCACGTCTCCTCCTGGTATTGCGGTGGAGGTTCATTTTCCCCCGTCACGCTTTTCCGTTTTGGCCCCAGCGCTTCCGCCATTTCATTCTGGAGGTTCTCCTTCTCCGTGTCAGGGTCGAGTCCTTCCCGCTCTCGCCAGGTCTGTACGCTCATAACCCCTTGCACCGCCAGCACCTCGTCCGCCTTTGCCTCCTCGAGGCGATTGCGGGAAACAATCCTCGGCAGAGTTACATTCGGCTCATAGTCCTCATCGGCAGATGTGCCTGTGACTCTTCGCCAGACCTGCACGAAATATTCAGAGAAGAAATCCTGCCAGTCCTCGTATTCCCGGATCGCCGGGGCCTCCGCAACCATCGTGGAGGCATAGTTCGCGTTGCTCGCGTCTGCTGATACCATCGGCTCCGTCTGCCCTGCCCCCGCTGCAATCGCAAGCAGAATCGCTCGCCCGCCATTAGTCAAGGGCCCAGCATCGAGCTTGGGAGTGAGATAGTTCCATTCCTCGCCCTCAAGAATGTCAACGACCGTGCCTGGGTTGACTTTCCATTGCCGCGTGCTCGTGCCCGTGGAGTTCACCTTATCGCTGGTCTTGAGCTTGTCAGCATAGGCGGCAAGTTGTGTCGGCCCCATGCCAGCGTGTTTTCGCAGGAGCACAATCGCTGTGGCGACCTTGAGATAGACCAGCAGATAATGCAGCCATGTGTCATAGTCATTGCACTTTTGGAATTCGGAATAGAGGTACGGAATCCCCCGCAAGCAGGCGCTATCCACGCCAAGCTTGATGTGGATCACATCTCCCGCCTCAATTTTCTCGACATTATCTGCCCCGATTCCGGTCGGGTTGTAGCAATAGGTGACAACTGTTTCGTTGTCCGGAGGGTCGGTCTGGGTTTCAATGCCGAACAGCACTCGCCCTTGAGGGTCCTGTACCCACTCCGGCTCTAAGAAACGCACCTTCGTATCCTGCCCGTCGCCAAAACATCGCAGGAAACACTCCCCGTCTCGGAACGCTCGTAACACGATTTCCTTCTGCCGCCGATCCCAGTGGTTTACCGATTGAAACATTCGCCACGCTTTATCCTTCGCTTCTCTCTGGGGATCATCTTTCGCGGCGGAGATTGTTATTCCATGCCCCAGGATATACTTCTGATAGTTCCTGAGTAGCGCCTTCATGTGTGAATTTTGAAGAGCGAGTTTCCGGGAGAGAGTTCGCAACCCATCAAGCGTTGTTTGGTCAAGACCGCGCTCCGCAATGGTTTTGCCTGCCTGTGCAATGAGGGTCCAGCCCGCCTCGTCTGGCTCAGGTTCGTAATATTTTGACACCTCTTCGAGAAGGCGCTTTGCTGTCTCAACCCGCAGCAGGTTTGCTCCTTCAATCAGTCGAGCGATGCGCATCGTTTCCGGGTCTGTCTCACTCTGTTTTCGTTTGAACAAGCTCATTCGTTATGTTCCTCAAATCGCAAACGTTCCATCGCCTCGCCCTTGGTGGATGATTGCTGTGGCGATGCCTGGAGCATATCGCCAATTGTCATGTATCCACTTCACGAGATACCGCCAGGAATCCATCAAGTGATTCATTACAGGTTCCGGCTTGTCCTTCCCCTTCATCCAGGCGTAGCTCTCGACCTCACGAATGAAGGACACACACTCCGGAGACACGGTGAACCTGGGAATACCATCTCCCGGAATCGTGAACAGGTCTTGTACGCATAGAATCCCATCCTGGACGGCATTGTCGCCTGGCCTCGCATTCAGTCCTGCAGCTCGCATATCCCCAATTAGACTCGCCGCTGATGGGTCTACCACGTACAGGTTCGCCTCTATCTCCCGAAGAATCTCAATCTTCGTTGCCGGCAGAAGGCCGCTCCGATAGACCTCTTGCATGAGATGCAGACGCCCGTCCGCATCCATTCCCCACAGGCTCGCGGCGAACGGGTTCGTATATCCATCATCCACGCCACATATCGTCCAGGGGAATATGTCCTTTCGCTCCCTGACGTAGATGTCGCGATCCCAGCGGTCATACACCAGTCCCTCGAATGCGACCCATTGCCCGTCCACGTAACGAGCCCGGGCCTGTCCCGTGAAGCCGTCCAAGATCGTGCGGTACGTCTCTGGCAAAAACACGTTATCGCTGGATTGGGTATGGATTAGCTTGCGAGTGGGTTTATTCTCCTCAAAGAATTTGTGATACAGGAAATGCGCCGGGCCCGATGGATTGCAGGCACCGAACAATTGCGGGTTCGGGTCCACGGGTTTCCGCAGGCGACCGAGCAGCATGTCGTATTCCTTCTCGTCAATCTCCGTTGCCTCGTCTATCCCGACAGCTCCAAAGGCGAGGGAGCCGAGCTTTGTTTCCTCGTCGAAACCGAAGTAATAGATTTCCCCGCCGCCTTCCAGAGCAATCGTGCTCCTGGTCTGCTTGTGTTCATAAACCCTGGCGTGGAGTTCGTCTCGCAATGGGTCAAGAATCTCCTCAAGGAGCGTTTTGAGGGTTGTCGGCATGAGCGCTGCCCGTTCTTTCCGGCACAGCCCGACGTAGTTCCCTGGTATCCGCGCATGCTCAAGCGCCTTGTAACACAGTGCCCGCGTCTTTCCCGCCCCGAAGGCTCCCGAGAACAAGACCTCTTGTTCCTTCGCCTCAAGGAAAGCAAGTTGCTTCGGCAGGAGTTCAATTTTCAGGGTTACTGTTTCCATTCCGGCTCACGTATTCCAACACGACTCGAAGCGGTTCGCCCTCAAACGCAATCGAGGCCGGGGCATCAAGACCCAGCATCCGTGCCCGGCGTTCCTTCACCCGGAGAATCTTGTCAGCAGCAGAAGTATCACCGGCATCAACCGCCCGCCACAACCTCGCCTCAAGTCCGTCCAGGCTTTCCTTTTCTGCCTCTCGCAATCGGTCTGCCTCGTCCTTCGGGATTTCCTTGAGGGCAGTGAGAACATCCTCGAAGGCCGTGCTAACGCTAATGCCGAGAACTTCGGCGATCTTGGTATAACCCCAACGTTGGAGGCGCATAGCAAGAGCTTTCTTTCTCCGCTCTGCTATGCCGATGCTGGTAGGGCTTGTCTTTTGTTTCCTTCGTGCTGCCAT